TTACACGTTCAAATCAAACTTTACATTCTCTTCCCCTGCCAATAACCGTCGCGTCTTTTCTATATTGTTTTCATAGATATGCACGTTTCCGAAGTTCAGGGTTATGGACTTTAAAGGCAGGTCTATCTGGCGTGCTATCAAGTACAAATGATAAATATCGGCAGGAAGTCCCAGATTGGCATCAGAAATCCGCTGGTAGGCTGACACGACAAGCTCCCCGTCCTCTATCTGGAATTGGACCAGGCTAAGGCATGGGGCTTGGTTGCTTTCCGCATCGGTAGCACCAAGGAACAGCACATAGTTCTTGCTGTTACGCTTCTCCCTGTTGATTCTATCGAGCAACGGCGGCAACTTTTCAAAATAGGTCGGGTAGCTGTTTATAAGGATGCTACCGCAATAGTCCCACCATGTTATTCCTGCCTCCCTGTATTTTTCAATGTCCCTTTCACCCTGCATGAACAGCCCCAGTTCGTTTTTTAGTTTCTTGCGGGCTATATTATGCCCCTCGAATATCTCCAGCAAATCCAAAGGGGTAAGATGCAACCGCTCGTTCAGCAGGTACGTGATACTGCCTTTCTTGTTCCGCTGCACCTTGCCGCATTCAAGAATCCGGCTTAAAATGTCGTGATATTTGTTCGTTTTCTCCATCTTTTAAATAGTATTAAAACAGTGTTCAAACACTGATAAAACAATCCGCCATATTTGGCTATCTATCCAAAAATCATTATATTTGTAATAGTTAGGCTGCTTTGTTGCATACTGTTTTATACAGCATAATATCTGTATAAGATGAACTATAATTCAGGGTGCGGCGCATACTTCTTTGCCCGGCTTCCGCGAACGGGTTTCCGACCCAATGGTTCTTTCCAAGCCATTGGCAGAGTTCCAATATATCAGATTTGTCCGAAGTGAAGTAAATATAAGAAGTGCCAACCAAAATACTCAAAACGTCCAGGTAATCGGACAACCTCCAACGCATCCGGTAAGTCCCTACTTCCGTTGACAAATAAGGCGGATCGACCAGGTACACGATATTCTGAATATTCCGGTATTTTGCCACCAGTTCCTTGTAATCGCAAGATACCACCTGCAATCCGTCCAAATATCCATCGCAGGCATAATCCGACTGGCGCACCGTGTTGTAGAAACTTTCCTTTTTCAACCCATCCAAATGAGTAGCGTATTTCATTGAAAACATCAAGGAAGTGGAAAGCGTTATGTAATCCACAAAGCCGTTCTTTTCTTCCTCTTCCAAACGATGCAGGATCTTTGCCCGAATCTCAGGTGAAAGTCTTTCTTTTCGTGGAAAATCCCCCACGATTCCTCTTATTTCAGCCAACAAAGCATTGGTACGCCCGATATTATTTAACCGTTGGCTGTAATTGTCGAAGTCATTATATATGACCGTCGCGTCCGGTTTCTCCCGTTTGGTTATGTGGGAAAGCAGCCCGGAACCGCCAAATAAATCAACATAAACAGCATCGTCCGGGAACTGTTTCAATACTTCTTTAAAGTCCTTTATGTACATCCGCTTTTGCCCCATAAAGGGAAGCGGGGCAGATAAATATTCTTTCTTCATATTCGCGCTCATTTGATTGTCTGACAAAATTCGCCCAAATATCGAAGAAGGAAGAATTTACCGGGCAAATCACACTGCACCGTTCTTGCAGTCTTTCGACATATACCGGATTACATCATATACTTTCCGCTCGCTAATCCGATATTTATCAGACAAAACGGCCACCGCATAAGTCGTCTTGTTCCCTTCCCGAAGCATTCTCGTAAAATCACGAAAAAGGTCAACATATCTGTAATCGCCCATCTTGATTCCCGCATCGGAAAGACGGTGAAGCAGTTCTTTGTTGAAAGAAAGTATCTCGTATATTGTCATAATCTCCAAAAATTAAAGTATATTTGCAATGCCAATCTCATTTTATACACAAGCGTATAATAAAAAAACGCAAACCCGCGACAAGGGCATACGGCCCTCGGTCGTGCGGGTTTGCACAGGTATAAGTATGAGATTGGCGTCTATACTATATTTTTTGGCCGGGGGCCTTTTTTGTACCCTTTCCCCCGAAAAAGGTTGGATCATCTACACATCACGAGAATACATACTTCGTCTTATTGCCTCCGAATGTTTCCCGTTTGATTACCGTTTCAAAAGGCAGTTCGCCCATTTCCTTAATCTGGTCGAGAATATTTTTCATCTCTTCCGATGCTGTTATGAACTTGCCTTTCTGACCGTCCAGTTCATACTGGACCACATAGCGACCTTCACCCTGTTTCGTTTTGATGTCGGTCTCAAAATCCACAATTGTAACCTTGCAATTCTGCAAGTTGCCCAAAGGTGTAAGGTTCCCTTCGAACCGTTTCTTCCCGTCTGCCGGTTTGTACGTGACGCCTAAATCTTTAAAACTTTTCATATTCGTGAGTTTAAAAAACAAATGTCTTCCGTTGCAATGCTTCACCCAGCCCCAAAAAGAGGCGAGAACAACAAACTTTCGCTTCTTACTTTTGACTTTGTGTAACCGCCGGGCAACCTTTTGTTTGATATGCTTCCGTACCAGTACATAATCATGCCGGGTAACATAGCCTAAAAAGTCAATGCCACGGGATTCCACCGGGAATATCTGCCAGTTCTGTTTGATGGTCAGGTGAAGTTTGTTTTTTACCAGGTAACGTAATTTAGCGAAAATATCATGCAGATACGCTTTGTCCGGGCCGAGAACGACAATATCATCGCAATACCGGAAATAATACTTCACGCCCAGTTCCGCTTTCATGTAGTGATCCAACAGGCAAAGGTAAAAGTTACCGAGCAATTGGCTGGAATGGTAGCCAATGGCCAGGCCGGGACCATAACTTCGAATAATACGGATAAGGGTCTGCACCAGAGTTTCATCCTTGATTTTCCGACGGAGCAGTTCTATCAGGATGTCCTGGTCGATGGAATGGTAGAACTTCTTCAGGTCAAGTTTCAGGCAGTACTGCGTATTCGAACGGTCTTTTAACGCCTTTCGAAGCCTGTACAAACCGTCGTGGATACCACGTTTCGGCAGGCTGGCATACGTGTCGCGAATCATCATACACCACCCCGCCAAAACCTCCCTTGAAAAAACCAGCCATTATCGCGTGAAGGGCGATCCGGTCCTTGAATGGCAGGGACTGGATTTCGCGCACCTTACCGTTTTCCTCCACTTCAAACTCCCGGAACCCTTCCGGCGCATACTTGCCCGACTTGATTTCGTCGGCAAGATCGGCCAGTATCTTATCCCGGTTCTTTTTGAAATAGCGCACGGTACGGCTGCGCTTCTTACCCCGCCTCACCCTAGAGAAAGCCTCCAGCAGGTTGCTTTCTTCCACGATCTTTTCTATCAAATAACCGTATCGCTTCATTTTATTGTCGCTTTCAGAAATCCATGTGCTTCGAGAATTAACCTACCACACAATATAACCCAATTTGTTTTTTGCCAAGAGGCAAGGTGCATTCCTCTACGGATCGGATAAGGGAACACGTCCCGGCCAAGAGCCGTAATATAAATATTTTCTTTTCCTGAATATGAGACGCGAACCGTAGTTCGAGTTCGTGTTCGACGCATCGTTATTCGCGTTCGCATACGCCACGCCGCCATTCGTATTCGAGCCGTTATTGGAACGCGCCAAAACAAGGACCGGAGGAATTCTACCTGTATCTTAACATTACATTTACATTTTTACGTTTACATTACAAATGTAATCCGTTTTTCGGGGATTTCCTGATTTACATAAGGAATATAGAAAAAATCCCCAGAAAATTTCCAAATTTCGACCGGCTTACGCCGGTATTGACTTTAAAGCACTGCAAGTGCTTTAAACGCATTTACGCTCTCCGCTTCGCGGATAACGCCCCTGAAAGCGAGACGCGAACCGCAGTACGAGTTCGTGTACGACGCATCGACATACGCGTGCGCATACGCCACGCCGCCAACCGTATACGAGCCGCCATAGGAACGCGCCAAAACAAGGGAATTGCCCGATGTCTGATAATAGTAATCTGAATAATGCGTGGAATCGCTACCGCCAACATTTGTCGGCACCATATCGAAGAATGGACCATTCTCAGCTGCGATATTCGTTATCCAGCCATCGGAAGTCCCGGCGTTCACATTGCGGATTGATCCGTCCGGGTCGGTAATTTTCCAAACGCGGTTGTTGATTTCGACACCTTTCACCCATTCATAGATACCACCAAAAACCCCTTCCAAACCTAAGCCGCAAACATACTTTGAACTTTCGTTTTTGGTATCCGCATTGCCGGTCGCGTTGCTGCTTCCCGTTGTTGTAGCCGGACTATAGGTTGCGCCACCGGCTCCCAATACGGCTTGCAGGTTACGGTTTCCGTATTTGGCATACAGCATAAAGGCTATTACACAATGCTGCTGGAAGTCGATACGCTGGTAGCCTTTGCCGCGGGCCGAGACATACGTATCAAATTGACCGGAGGATACATTTGTTGTCGGAGTTACTCCACTTCGGCTGTATAATTTGTTTCCTGTTTGGTATGCTTTATATGCCCCGACCAAGGAGCGTGGCACATGCTTGAATGTCCCGTCCACGTTGTATTCGGCAAAGCGGTAGCGGAATCTGTTGCTGTCCACCTGTTCCCATTTGTAATAGAACTCCGGAAAATCAACCATCACATCGCCCTCTGTGCCGTCCAACTTGGCTGCTGAGCCATCGGCGTAGAAATTGCTGTTGTCATCACGAAGATACGAGATTGTGACCTCACCGTCTTTCGTTTTCTTGCAGAGGCAACGGCGGAACTTCGACAGGATGGTTTTCAGAACCCCGCTGTTGATTTCACCGGTGATATTCTGCGGGTCGCTTTTGGATTTGTCAAATACAATACCGGCATCCTTGATTTTTGCATACACGAAAGACACGTTACGGCTCGCGGAGTTTGCGGTAAATGATTGGTCTGCCGGTTTGGTGTATCCTGCAAAAGCATCGACGGATACCGTATATCCGGTTCCCGACGGCACTTTTATAACTACACCGGCTCCCTTGCCGCTTCCGATCACTTCGCCGCCTGACGTTTTCTTTATGGTCACAGTACGGCCGGAACAGTCCGCACTGTCGTCCGTGCTTACATTGACCGTCACCTTCTCCGCAGAGTAAACCAGGTTTATCTGTCTTTCGTTACCCCCGACAGCCACGTACTGTTGTTCTTCCGGAGAGGCATAACCGGAGGCGGCTTCCGGTGAAACGGTATATTCCACCTGCATGGGGATGGCAATCTCCAGCGCTTCACCGCTCCAGACCAGTTCGGATTGCTGGCCGGAGTAGGAAACAGTCACCTTCTTGCCGTTCAGGTCGGCGTCGTTCAAACCCTGGTTGCTTGTGAGGGTTATGATGGCTTTTTCCTGGAAAGCGGATGTTCCACCGGAACCGGCAACACGCCAATCCGCTTTATTTTCTTCCGTGATGTTGTATAGCTGATAAAAGACATAGTCTTTCTCTTTTGTCTCATACACGCGGCACTGCTGGCCGATTGCGAATTTACGGGTTGCTTCCCCTGACTGGTAGGTCAGTGTATCTTCCCCGGGTGTTGACGGCAGATCCGGAGTTTCTGCGAATTTACCGTCGAGCGATGATACAAGGTTTGTCACCTGCTCCACTTTTTCATCAAGGGTGCCAAGCGACAAATAGAACTCCTCCTTTGTCCCTTTGTAGCCGCCAAGCTGCGCCGCATCCCATGCGCTCAGGCCGTATTCGTCCAGGTCGGCATAACAGTGCTTGCCGTCGGACAGTTTGGTTATAATCTTGCCGTCGCTCCTGCGTTCGAAAAGCCAGACGTTTTCAACGATGACGGTTTTATCGGCTGCCCACTGAGCCGTACTCTTCACGATTTGCTGGTACACGTATGCACCGGTTGTTGATTCACTCATTTTAAATAGCCCTCCTTAATTATAATTGTTGCTTTAGAAAAATCAGTCTGTCCGGTAAGGTAAACCGCTCCCCCGTAACTGCCACCGCCTCCGGAACCTTCACCGCTGCGTTTCCATACGGCTTTGCCTTCCGTGTTGTCGTGGCACTTCCAGAACGTCTTATTCCCGTATTCGTCCACCGTCCAAACCTCGACCCCCACAAAATAGCTGTCATCGTTTACTGTCGGGATATGGTCAAGGTAGGATGGCATCTTCTTTTCGAGCGTGACGATGCGTTCTGCGGCTTTCCTGTCTGCATCCTTCAATAGTTCAATGGCATCGGACAGGGATTTGTCCGCCTTCTTCAGGGACTCCAGCCGGTTTAGTATATCCGTCAGCCAAACAGCTTCCATCTTATCAAAGAATGTGGATGATCCGTCGGCTGTAATCTCAATAAAGCCTGCATCGGACGGTTTTGCCTGGACCACCTTTGCAAAATACCGGACGGCAATGTCACGGACTTTGTCGTCTGCGTATTCACGCTGGACGTGTTCCTCGTCCTTGACCAAATAGACGGGGAATACTTCCACACTCGTAGCCGCCAATGGCAGCACCATGCCGTCAATGTTGACCAGCCCGGCATCGATGCCGGTTTCCGATACCGCGCAGCCGCAGATTACACAGTTGCCGTACTGTGAGAAGAAGCCGTCGGCTATGCGAAGGCCTTCGCTCTGCAACTCCAACAAATCATTTCCCGACCATTTCCTTACGCCGGGGTATTGTACATGCCGTTTCATTTCTTTGTTACTATTTTATAGGTTCTGTCTGCAATCTTGTATCTCTCTATTTCCGCCCGGACAAGGTTCAGGTCCACGCCCTCCGGCACATAGACGATAAAATCCACATCCTTGAAGCTTTGCCCGCCTTCACCTTCCAGGGCGATTTCCTGCATCGGCTCGAACAACACCCAGTGCGCCGGTTCCGAATTTAACCCGATGGCCAGGAACTGGTCCTCGTAGCTCTTGATCAGGATACCGCCGCCGAACGTCTTGTTCAGGTGCCCCTCCAATGAGCGGTGCTGGCTCGTTACATGCACCTTGTACCGGTAGTAATCGCGCCAGTCGGAGAAGGACTGCCATACACCGCCCAAGTCCACAAGCGACCATAACCACCCAAGGCGGTTGGGCTGTCTGCGGTGCGGGGCGACATACTGCCGGATGAGTTCTTTAAAGTTCAGGATAATATTCATGGCTATATGTCATTGATTGAAACCATCTCCAACCGGCTGTCCCCGGCGTAGTTGAAATAACCTGCATACAGGTAAGCCATCGTATCAATCGGAATGAAGTCCGCATCCTCCGTACCCTTCCGGGAGAGGGAAAGCATCTTGGCCGTAACAACGCCTGTAACCGTCGTAACCGCCTCCAGCATCTTGTGGGAATAGATGACACCTCCGAATTTCTGTGAGGTCTTGAACTCCTCCAGTGAAGCCAATACCGCCTCGCGTACCGTATCTACCGGGTTGGCCGGATTGTAATAGACTTTGATGTCATACTTTACTTCATCAGCATCCGTCGATATGATTTCCGACTTTGTACCGGCAAACTTGACCGCATCGATATAGTTCTTGAAGTTCAGCAACTGATTGCTTGTAAGCGGCACGATCTTCCCCTCTTCGTTCTCGGTAGCCACACGGAACATGATGGTGTTGTCCTCTGCCACGTTCACGGACGCAATCTTTACCACACGCGCGGATTCATCCACCTTCTCATATTCCAACAGGCCGGTTACCGTGTCGAACACCAGCTCATGGCCCATCTGGAACTCATAGCATTTGTCGTTATACCAGGTCAGCGTGCCCGCCACCTCCTTTTCCGCGTCCGCATCCATTTCCCGTTTGAATGCGTCCAATACCAGTTCAAAATTGTGGACACAGTATGCCACACAGTGCACCCAAAGCCGCCACTCGGATGCGGCCGATGTGGACAGGCTGAATGTCGCTTGCAGCCTTCCCGTAATGCTTTCCTCTATCTGTTGTATTGTTCTTGCCATTGCGTTTCCATATAAGTGGTGATATCCCTGTCTATTTTCTTGACTACCGTCTTTTTTACAAGGCGGCTGTCATCGTCAATGCTTATCCGCTGTCCTACCTTCAACTTAATGTCCGGGTAGAAAGCGCCGAGAGAGCGTCCGGCTTCAACCACGGCCGAAGGTTCATTTTTCAGCTCCGGGTTGTTCGCCATGATTTCACCCATTGCCTCTGCCGTCCCATAATGTTGCAGGGCAATGTCCAGCAGCAGCTGGCCGCTTTCCACTTCAATCGTTTTCATATCGTGCCTCCACATTTAAATCGTTTGAATAGGTGGCAAAGGCTACCTTTGTTACATTCATGCCGTCGGCCGTAAACTCCTTGCGCGTGGCACGGAGCAGGCCTTCCGGATTGTTGTCCATCATATAGTTCACTGCCCCGACTCCGGCTTCCGGTTTTTGCCGGATATGGCCTTTGTCACTGTACAGCAAATCGCGCTGGTGCTGGTAGGTGCTTTCCGCTACCAGCAAATCTCCGGTCGTAAAATCCAGGTCGCCATCAGACTGTTGCTTATAATCTTTCATAGGCTTTATGATATTGTATTGCCAAAAGTACCGGTCACCGGTCCCATCGAAGTGGTCAGACCGGCTGTATAAGTAATTGTCGCACTCTTGATGGCGTTCATGACAGCATCCGCCAGTTTGTCTGCCACCTTGTCGATAGCCCCATCCCGGTCCTCGTCCTGCTGGTTCATCACCTGGGTGAAGGCTTCCTTTATCTCTGACTTGATTGTCGCTTTTACTAATGCCATAATTTATCCCTCCATATAATTAGGCAAATCCGCCTTTATTTGTTGAAATGTCGCCATATTGATAGGTACGCCGGACGGACCTACAGCTGTCGGAACTGTCAGGGCACAAATCCCGTCCAGCATTTGTTCCAGCGTTTTCTTTAGTCCTGAGCCACCACGGGTGACAGTTACACCGCCGGTGGAGACCTTGACCGTCGTAGAATCGGCCGTGAGGGTGAGTGCTTCCGCTTCATGGAGGGCTTTCACCTTGTCATTCGTTACTTCCAGCTTTTCCGCGTCCACATGGACGGTTATCTTTTCACCTTTCTTGATGTCGATGTTTTCGGTGTCGATGATTACTTCCAAATCGGCATCGGTAAATATCATCTTGTCTATCTCGGTGAACTGACACACGAACAGTTCGTTGCTTTTCCCGATCCGGCAGACCAGCACCGTACTTTGCAGACGCGGGATAAAGGCGAAGCCCTGCAAGTTGGCGTTCACCAGACCGCGAAGGCGCACATCGAAATAATCCACCTGATCATCGCGCTTTATCGTACAGGTAAACTCATCCCCGTTTACTTCGGTAACGGTTCCCTGGAATACCTGGTCGCCACTTTCGCCGAACCGCTGCTGGAACTTCCGGCGTAATTCTTCCATTTCCTTGCTCATGCCTTAATCCCGATTTCAACGGTACGCCGACCGCCGCCTGTCCCGAAAGACGTTTCCACGCTTTCGATAAAGTAGTCGCCGCTCCGTTCGTTATACACTTTGTCCTCGATACTCGCCACCATACCCGGAAGGGCGTAGGGAAGCAGGAAGGTTGTTATCTTGCCCCGGTAACCGTCGAACGAGTACCGTTTCAGTTCCTCCTGGGCCAGCGTCTTCAGTTCCGAGGCATCTTTTACATCGTAATAGTAGAAGGTACGTGTTTCGCCGCCGTCCTCGCCCAGTTCACCCTCTATCTTTGTGCCGTCCTTGTAATAGCAGACGGCCTTTACTTTCAGTTTGATGTCCTCGGCCAACTGGTATTTCAATTCGTTGTCGCTGATCACGTTTTCCCGAAGGACGTATTTCACCGTTTCGCCTTTCACGTCGTTTGCCTTGCCGACATGGAGTTTCCCGTTTATGTCGAACCACGCCATGAGGCCGTATTCCTTTTTCAACAGTCCCAGTACCCAACTGCCGGGTTTGTTGTTGACGACGAAGTTCTTTAGCGTCAAATCGACAATCTCGCCCAACCGGATTCCCGTTAGAATGGTGTTCAAACAGTCTTTGAGCGTTGTTTCCTTCTTTGAGAAAACACAGTTCAGGAAGCGCAGGCGGTAATATTCGTCCTCGCATTCGATTTCCAAGGGGACTTTGTAGTTCAGCCGTTTTACATAGCCGATAAACTCGGTGTTCAGGCTTCCGTCGTACCCCAACTTGATTTCCACCTTGTCGCCTACTTTGATGGCCTGAGCGGTTTCGATATGCGTCGGCGGTTCCCCGGCATGTTTCAGCACGGCCGTTACCGGAACTTTGATCGTGGCGGTTGCCATCAGGTCGTACAGGCTCCGTTTCACCTTCACGTCGTGCACAGACCCAAAGGAGACCGAACCGATTTTTATTTCACAACATAAAGCAAACATATTATTCCAGTATTAATTCAAAACTCCGGTCCGTTACCAGTTCCATCGTGAACACCTGTGCCGTCTCGCAGCCTTTCATTTCGGCAAAGTCGATGCTTTTGATGACGACCTTATCCTCTTCGTCTAAAAAGATGTCCGTAAGGGCACATTTGAGCGTAACCGATTCGTTGATGTTGTACAATTCATTCAGGGCGTTAATCTGCTGGTCGGGAAAATCCACGTCCAGGCAGACACCGGCGATGCGTATCTCGTAATCATCGACCGAGATCAGTTCCTTGACCGTACCCTTGCGGCCGACCATCGCCGTTTCCACGATACTTTTCTTTCCACGGATGGAAATGACGGCGTTCGGTATCTCGTATTCCGTCCCTTTATGCTCCAGCACGATCGGCATGAAATACCAGCGTCCTTGCGCGTCCTTCTTCCGGAGCGTGGAGCCGAAGTCGGAACTGGTCTTTTCCGAAGCTTGTTCGCCGGGGTATTCGTACCCGTCCGCCTTGTACTTGCCCGGCGCGTCGGGAATGAAACCGCCCGGATAGGGTAATCCCTTGTAGCCGAGCACGCTGAGCAACATGTCGCCCAGGTTGAACCGGCTTACCCGTTTGAACGTTTGGGCTACTTCTTTTACTGTGTATTTCGTTGCCATATTATCCTTCTCCCAATTCTTCAAATACTCTTATTACTTCTGCACGAATCTCATCACGTCCCTTTTGGTCGGTATTGGCCACATGGATAACCACTTCGTCGCATACCTTGCCAATTTGGTACGTCCGGCCGCTGTTGTTGTACGTCCGGCTGGTGTCGGTGGTGAACGTATTGTTCGTTTCCCGGATATTTTCCACGTTATAGGCGTCGGAGATATTCGGGGTCAGTATATCCATCGCCCGTACATTCGGAGCGGAAGCCAGCATGACCGGAACGGCAACCGCTGCGGCAATCTTCCGGACATTCTGCATGATGTCCGCAAGGTAGTTTGTTTCCCCGGCATCATACGTCTGGGCACTGTCATCGATCCGGGTTCCGGACGCAGGGGGACTATCTAAGGCACCGGCTGTCCCGGCTGCCGGGACCGCCCGCGCCACCCGGGCGCTCACCTTCATCGGAATCATTACCGGCTCCAGTTTCCGGGTTGCGGCAGTGTATTCGGCACTCTCCCCAAGGTTAGCTGTAACTGGTTTATCGTCCAGGCGGAGCGTAGCCTGTTTCTTCGTGCCCGTTTTCCCTTTGGTGGTACTCATCTTCTTCATCAGGGCATCGAAGTCCGGAACAGCAGCTGCCGGTGTTGTTACAGGCTCCGGCATTTCGGGAATTAACCGGTTGGCGGCATCCGCATCGTTTGTTTCCTGTGAAGCCGCCCGGCTATCCTTACCCGCTTGCCTGCCCTTTTCCCAGGCTGCGGAATAGTTGCCTTTTTGCAGGGTGTTATATGCCACTGATACAGGATTGGCACCCAAAACGCCTTCCCCTATATCTTTAAATCCCTCTTTGGCAAGCCCTGCGGCCTCCTTGAAGTTGCCTTTCAGCATACTGACAATTGCCGAACAGACACCGCCGATACCGGACAGTACTTGCTTGAACGGCTTTACGATGCTGTCGAGCAATGTCCGCCCGAATTCCTTCACGACTTCCCACGTGCCGAGAATGCCCATACGGAATCCCTCGAACTTTTGCCAGCAATAGGTAACGGCTGCAATCACCGCACCGATGGCAACGGCAACCCATCCAAGCGGGGAAGCCGCAAACGCCGCATTGAGTGCCCACTGTGCAGCGGTAAGCCCACCGGTAACGGCCGTCTGCGCAATATCCAATACTTTTTTGATACCGCCAATGACAACCGCCTTTTGGGTCCAGGCATAGTTCAATGCCATCGCTGCCGTCAGGACTCCGAGCGTAGTCGTCAGCCCGACAATAACCGGGTTGCCTTCCTGAATCAATGCATACCAGCCGGAGAAGAAACCGGTAACGGCATCCATCACAACCGAAACGCCGTCCAACACGCCACCGGCAACGGTCAGCCCCGCGCTGATTACCGGCAACATGATTTCGCCGACCTGCAAACCGATATTCTTAAACTGGTTCCACACTTCGGTCGCCTGTTGTACGGCATTTCGGGAATAACCAAGTGCGGCGGTGGTTTCTCCGGTAGAGTTCGCCACGTCGTTCATGGATTCCCGCAGCTTTTCAGTGTCGGACATCAATACGGAAAAAGCGGATTTGGCTTCTTTATCTACCAGCCCGAACTGTTCCAGCAAGGAGGACTTCTGTTCGTCATTCAGCCCGCCCAATACGTTCTGCAGGTCGGTAAATATATCAACGATACTCCGGATCTGACCCGTATCGTCAAATACATCTACTCCGGCGGCGGAAAGTTTCTTCCGGACATCTACACGCCCCAATACAGAGAAAGCATTTTCCATCAATGTGGCAGCGCGTTCGGCCGACTGGCCTTTGCCAGTCATATAGGCAAACGTACCGGCCACCTCTTTATAAGCGATACCCAAATTGTCGGCTCCGGCAATCAGGTTTGGCATGTACCGGGCGAAGTCGGCAAATTCTCCCGCCCCGACACGCTTCGCCGCGAAGAAGGTATCCAGCACTTCCTGCGCCGTTGTGTTCTCCTTACCCACAATGGAAAGCGTCTGGGCCAACGCCGCGGATACGGTATCCAGATCGGTAAATCCCGCCTTGCTGCCTTTCAGGGCAGCATCCAATATGGAAAGGGACAATTCAACGTCATTCACCTGCGAGTTGATTGCCTCGAAGCCGACCGGTACGACCTGAATGTCTGTTTTGTTGTCGGCGGCTATTTGCTTCAATCGCTTTTTCAGATCGTCCAGCCCGGTTTCGTCCAACTGGGCGGTGATATTCACCTTCGCCATGTTTTCGTCAAAGGTCATGCCGGCACTTCCCGCAAAGGTGGCGGCGGTTATTCCCGCAACTAATGGATTTTTCAGAAGGTTTGCCCCTGGTATCGCGTCGAAGGCTTCCGATGCCCATTTTTTAAATTTACCTCCACCGGCGGCTGTCTCCAGCTCGTTCAATTCGTTTGTAAGTCGGGAAATTTCACGGTTATACTCTTTTATGGCCGGAAGATTGTCAGCCGGTATCCATTCCTTCTCAGCCTGTAAAGCGTCTATCCGGGCTTTCAGTGAGCCGATGGTCTTTCCCGTGTCCTGGAATACGTCTTCCGCCGACCTGACTTTTTCCTGTACGCCGGAAAGGGCCGACCTCGTTTTCTCCGAGGTGGCCGTTATCCCTGCCAGTTTCGCGCTGATCTGGTCACGGAGCGAAAAGATGTATTCTATCTTGTTTGCCATAAATCACCCATGCTTTTAATAAAATCGTATTTTACCCATTCGGCCAAAGTAACCTGCAAACCCCATTCTTCGTCGCCTAGCGTTGCCGGGTCGATATGCAGGTAGGCCCGGATCAGGCTGTCCGCAAGCAGCAACCAGCCGGGCCTGTCGGCGATACCCGTCCGGCTTATAACTTTTTTAGCTCGGCTTCCTTCACCTCCACCAGTTCGCCCAACTTCGCCGATACGCCGAGGAATAGCGAATCGTCTGTCTTGATTTCTTCGTCACCGTCAAGCCAGCAATTATTCAACAGAATCTCGTTATACTTCATCGGGTCATTTTTCCCGACCACAGCAGCGGCACTAAGAGCCTGACGACTGGGGCGTTTCAGGTAAGCAACCTTATCACCAACGACAACACAAAACACGTCTCCGTACTTCTTTTTCCATGCTTCGATTTGTTCCTGGACTACGTTTTTTTCTGGCATAATTGTATTTTTTATGTCTTGTTTATCCATCGTATTATTATTTTAAATTGTTATACCACATTATATTCTACATCACAGGCAATAAAGGGCAGCGCGTGTTCCGAATAGAGATCATCTACCTTGATGCTGTTCGGGGCTTCCGTGATGGAAGCGTTGATTATTTTGTCTGTCTGTACCACTCCCGTTTCCGAAATATAGGAAACGATGATGTCGAACTTCAGGTCGGTTACATCGTCGTAACCTTTGGCTTTGGCCGCCGCATTCATGGCGATCAGTTCCGATTGCAGGACGGTAATCGTACCTTCATATTCTTTTTTACCCATCTGTATGCCAAGCCCCTTTTTACCGGTGGCGAACAGAACTTCTTTCTGACGTTTGGATTTATATTCAATAGCACGCAATCCGGTAACAGGCTTACCGAGCAACACCACAGTTATATCAACCCAGGCGTATTGTTTTGAACTATAATTTGCCATTACTCACTTGTTTTATTAAAAGGGTTATCAAATGACAGATCCACATTGATTTCTTTGAGCAGGGCGGTAGGTACGACCTTCGCCTGCACTTTCAGCACATTTGTTGAAATCAAGTCCTGGTTAGGGTCTATGTAGGCGGTAAACCCGGAGATTTCGCCTTCCATATTTGTGTTCACGGCACGGACCAGCAACTGTTCGTAATACTTGCACATCGGCTGCGGCAGCTTGCCGGTTTCCGGATCAACGGCCACACTGTCCAGTATTTCGTCTATATAGGTCTTGTAACAAATCACCAGTGCTTTCTGAATAACGCGTGTAAGGCTCAGACGGTGGTAATCGTTGGTCGTGGCCACCGCCGTTGGGTCGTCATTCAGATAATAGCCGTTCTTTCCGATATAAGTACGGTAGAAAATATATCCCGCGTCGTGCAGGGCATTCCAAAGGCTGTAACTTTCCTCCGGCTTCTTTCCGTTCGTCAGATAGCCATCCGCCCCCAGGCTTCCGTCACGGACACGGGCCGGCGAGACGTTGACAGCGCACGTTGCCAACCGCCCCAGTACCTTACCGATAGCGGCCGAATAATATTCGCTTGCCCCATATTTACCATCCGAGGCCATCACGACAGATACGCTGTCCTGGCTCCCTTCACGTGGCTGGTACAGGCTATCGGTCGTTCCGTTCCAGGCAAGGGCCGGAAGGAGGACCACAAACGGGGCAATCTGTTTCAGGTATGAATCAATTACCTGCTGGGCTGCTGTAACAGCCGTTACCACGTCCTGGTCAATACCGCTTGTAACGGTCGGTTCGTATTCATCTTCCGGATTTCGGTTGATACCCACCAGGCGGATACGCCCGGCCGCCGAATCGATCAGGGTTTTCAATGGTGCCCCGGCTTCCATAGAACAGATTTCGGTCAGCGTCTTTGCCGCGTCAACTACCAGCAGATGCAGTTCCGCACCGTCACCGGCCGATTCGTAAAAGCCCAGCACCTCTTTATAGGCCAACGGGTTGTTTTCTGCCGTCAGCCCCAATTTTTTCAAATCACCGGTAGAAGCAATCACATAGACCTTGTTCAGTTCCAATGTGGACGAAACCGCCTTGCCGGTCAGGATCAGCCCGGCGATACCGTCGTCCGAAAGGGTGACAGTCCCGATATTGCCGTTACCCAGCGTTATATTTACATTTGGTAAACTCATATTAATTGCGTTTTAATAGTTTTCGAACACCTTTCAAACCTAACCAAAGAGCCAGGATTGAAATTGATATTTTCCCGATCCGTATCCACGTTTCCTGCCACCACGTAAGGCGGTTCACTTCCACCTCGACCGGTTGCGGTATATAAATGATTGAATCCTTACCGGGTACATAGACCGTATCGGGAGAAGCTTTCGCCTTGTAGTCCAGCTTCCCGTCTTTAAAAGACAGGTCGGTTTCCATCCGTTTGCCCTTCAACTCCTCTACCTGCCGCATAAGGACCCGGCCTGTGCTGTCACACTCGAACAGGGCGGTCAGAAGTGCCGAATCAGGCGAAAGATAGACAGGAACAAGGCGGTCCCTTACCACCGGATCAGGCACCGGTGGGCTCGCGTGCGTGCCCCTCGACATCTTCGGCCCTGCGCAATTCATACAGCACAGGGCAAGCATCAGCATGATCGGCAAAAGGGCAGCGGTTCGCCTTTTCGACAGCCCGGCGAAGCCGTGCCAGTTCTTTACGTATCGCATTGATTTCTTTCTTTAATGGTTCGACGACCTGTTCCATCAGGATGGACATCCCGTTTTTTACGTTCTCCAGTTCGTCGCCCCGTGTGTCCGTCTTGGAAGCCTCTACCTGTGCCCGAAGTGATTCAAGTTCGGTGTTATACTTCTTTCTGAGCAGCAAACTCTGAATCCATAATCCAACCGGTGCAGACACGACACCGAACAGTAATGAAATGATTTCGGAAGTTTCCATCCTGATTTCACAAGGTTTTATTATTCGTTCAACAAATCCCAGCCGGCTTCTACATCGGCCATGACCGCCGGGATGCCGTTTTCAACCTGGCTTATCGCTGCGGCCAAGGCGCACATCGTCCCTTTGTCATCCACATCGGGAACAAAAGTGGCCGGCACTTGTATTTCCCTGCATACACGGGTGATATAGCCCGATGTGTTGTTTTCGGTTCGCGGTGCCCACCGGCTGATAAAGTCGGCAATTGTCTTACAGCCGTGTTTGCGGCGATAATTCTGCAACAGCTTGATCAGGGCACGGTAGCCGTGTGCCATATCCTTGAACTCTTCGAAGGAATTGTCCTTCTTTGCTCCGGCCGGGACTTCCCCTTTCCAGTCGGTAGCATCCGAATTGCGGATGTTACCAGGATTACAATTTCTGATTCCTCGCGGTGCCATGATCAGGATGCTTTATATTCTGACATGATAGCGCCCATTGCCTCTTTCTTCTTCGGTAGCACGATGAAGTAATGGCGGAAGTTTACGAGGCTTCGCTGGTTCAGCGGGTCTGTCTTGGCCTCGGAATAGTACATCTTTGTACTGCCGGATGCCTTGAATACACGCTTGGTGTAGAATGCCACGGATGCCTGGTATTCGTTGGCCGATGCAGCCGTACCGAAAGCGACCTTTGTTCCGGCTACCTTGTACACCGGATTGTCCGAATACTCGTACACCTCAAATCCATACAGGTTGGCAATCTTTCCGGTCGTATAGTTATAATACTGGTCCTTGAACTTCTGGTCGGTCAGCAGCAGGTCATTCACGTGATCCGAGCATAATACCAGGCGACGGCCCTGTACAGGGACTTTCATTTTGTCAAATTTATCTTTCAGGGCGATAATATCCGACATCTGGAGGCGACGTCTGCCCGTTGTGCCGCCGCCGACCACTTCCCCCGTAGTTTTAAGTACCGGAGTCTTTTCCGCATTGGAGTCAGGCGCCAACGCATGGATGGCCTTGGCATACTTTTTTTCCTTGATGGCATCGGCATGGCGTTCCTTCAGACTCGCCATCTTGTCATAGGAAGAAGCGTACAGTTCATCATCCGTTACCGGGGTCGGCTTGGTCTGGAACTTATCCAATGAGAACACCGCATCGTTGTCGGTGATTTCCTGTATTGTCAGAGGGTAAGTCTTGTTGTTGACCAACACATCCGGGTCACCGCCGACATCAATCATGTGGATCACGTCATTCTCCGCATACTGCGAGTAGTCGGGCAGACCGTCAAGGAAGGTCGCCACGTCCCCGGCGCGAAGGGTCTTGATAAGTTCACCGGTCCACACTTCCGTCAATACCCCCTCACAGAGTGAGCCGGAAGGCATGAACTTTCCTGCCGCCAACGATACGCCTACGGCGGGGGGGGGTCCCGCCCGCGCCCCCACCCCCCCCATCCGGCA